TCTTATATGTAAGCAGCACCGTGCTTTATGTATGCGCTATTCACATCATCACCATCAGAGAATTGTACAATAGTTACAGGCAACTCCCTTGCCAAACTGCGGGCAAACTCTGTGCCAGCTTGATCTCCATCAGCAAATACAAATACTCTTTGAAAGTCTGCAAGTAATCGGGTGTAATGTTTCTTCCAGCTATTAGCCCCAGGAACACCTATACAAGGGATGCCAACACAAGCCGATAGAGTTATAGTATCTAGCTCACCCTCACAAACCGCTATCCAATCTCCAGCTTTTTCAATATCTAATACGTTATACATCTTGGTTTCAGCACCAGTCATACCCATATACTTAGGTTCTACAGCAGGATTAAGAGAACGAAAGCGCAAGTCAACAACACCAGACTTTGTAATATAGGGGATTGATAGTCTTCCCTGAAACGCTTCGTGTCCAACTTCAGGCTCTACGACTACGCCTAATGATGCCAGCCGCGCTACTTCCTGAGGGATGCCTCTGCTTTTTAGGTAATCTTCCGCCTGATAAATGTTTGCCGCGTACTTCTCCGCTGCCTGTCCCAACAATTCTTTCTGCAATGCGCTCTGCTTCATTTAAGCTAACCCCTTCATACTTAGATATTACTTGGATACTATTACCTTGGACACCACACGCAAAACAGATGAAGATATTTTTGTCAATGTTTGCACTACCGCTTTGATGCGTGTCCGAATGGAAAGGACAGCGTAGGTAAACTTGTCCGTGAGTAATACGAATCTTAGCCCCGTAATGTATAAGGATTTCTTTAATGCTTGGTAGATCATTATCATTTTGGATCACCGTATCCAGCCTCTCTTAATAGATTGACCATATCTTCTAAACGTAGGATACATACCCATTCACCAATACTACTCTCGCCCTGACCATTTAAGCGCAAACACACTATACCTAAAACTTTTTTCTTAGCTCGTTCCTTAAGTTGTTTGATAGCAGCAGCAGGATTAAACCCAGTCCTAGCTTTAACTTCCCAATCTATGCCAACGGTGCCAGTTATATCTGACCCAATACGACCAGCACCGGTAGATTCTGCATAAGGAAATCCATTAACTGCTAAGTATTGGGCTACTACTTTCTGGCTACGATAACCTCTATGCTTGCGAGACTGTGATGCCACTCTTATCTTTCCTAAGAGCACTAATCGCTAAATCCAAACCCATATTCAAACCATCAGTCCATTCATCTTTAACCTCAACCTTTAACTCTTCTAGCTTATTAATAATTTTATCTATCTCCCCCCTTGTTTCAAACATAACAAGTTGACGAATTTCTTGAGTCATATCATTTTCTTCTTGCATCATATTTGTTTAACCGTTCTCAGGGATATCATCCATAAACATATACTCAGGATTAAAAGATAACCAGCATAACAAATTACCATTAGCATCTGCTCTTCCATATCTATTCTTTACTGGTGCCACAGCCATTGAGGTACCTATGACCCCTAGTGTACAGATAAGTGCAGGTAATTGTGCTACTTTGCCCTGTAGGGCAGATCGTGGCTGACAAGGATCTCCCATTACAGCCTCTGATGTATGGTGTAAAATAATAATTGCTGCGTTGGTATGCCTAGCTAAATACTTTAACTCTTTCATAATAGCTCTCATAGATGAGAACTCTTCACCGCCATCTGTTGCAATATCCATTAGGTTATCTACAAAGATAGCCACCGGTGGGCAACCCCATAATTCTTCAAAGGCTTGTACCTCTTCATCAATATCTTGTAGGCTAGGACTAGATTCAAATGACCATACAATGTGTGATCCTTTAGATAAAGTAGCTTTAGTCCAGCCATAATCACTATTCATCAACTGCTCTACATCAGTCTGATTCTTACCTGAGATCATTGATGCTAGGCGCATAGCCATAGTATGAGCATTAGTGTCAGCGGATATGTATAAGGTAGGAACCTTCATCTTTAATGCTAAGGCTAGGGCAAGGGTTGATTTACCTACTCCAGGAGTTCCAGCTAACATAGAAACTTCTGCCCTGCGTAATATTATTTTATTGCTTTCAAATGATTTAAATACTGAAGGTAGTGGCTCTCCGCCGATATCACTTCTACCTACGCTACGAACAAGGGTTCTCATTAATTTCCTATCTTAATGGTGGTAGGAAAGTTGTCTGCTAGTTTATCCCCAAACTAAGAAACTACCTTCCTACCAACTCTATTTATTTATGCACCAACTGGTTGACACTGATCGGCACCCTGTGGTTGTGGACATACCCACATCTTGTAGGGTTTACCGTTTTTCTTTGAAACCCCCGACATATATTTTCTGCCCCCGTGAAGGCAGGTAGGCGATACTTCCCCTGTCGGGGAGGTTGTTGAGATAGGAGTTTGCGTAGTGGCGGGAGTTAAACCAACTGTCGCCAAAGGGGATGCAACATAATTACCTGACACCATCCGAGATGTCGCAGCAATCTGAGTAGAGTAATCACTTACTCCCTCAAGAAGAACACTAAGCTCTTCGGCTGTGTGAGCACGGATATTTATCATATCTCCCGTGCCAGTTTTGTAGGAAACTTGTAGTTTCCAGTCTTCGTTTGCCATATTATTTTTCCTTCGCTGTAAATTGACAATGTTCTGTGAGTCCACAGAAATTGCAACTTGATAGGTTAGGAAGAAATATACCAGCCTTACGAGCCTTATCAAAGCCTTCTGCAAAATATTCTAGCGTGTCTAAGGTATATCTACTTAGGTCAATCATATCCCCAGTACCTGACTCCCTTGACATCCAGTAGTTACCTGTGTTTATCTCTATACCTAGGGCTTGTTCAAGCCCAACCTTATAGAAACCAAGTTGTAGGTCAGAGGTAGGTCGCCTAGCTGAGGTCTTAAGATCTACGATTACAAGTTCGCCATCAACCTCAAAGATCCTATCAATAATCATTTTGATTGTTACACCAGCTATGACTGGATTAAGTTGTAACTCTATAGCCCTAGCACCCTGAGGTGTAGTCCATATCTTCCAAGTAGGGTTATTCTTTCGCCACAAAATATAGTTATCAACCCAAATAGATCCTTGGGTGTTCCACCAATTGCCATCTTCTTTATTAGGATTAGCAATAGTAGCCCTGCCAGCTTTGCGAGCTGTCTCTAAATTAAGATCTTTGGTTTCTAATAACCAAGCCTTATCCCATAAAGCATTACTCATTTTCTAAGTCCCATAATTCTGTAGCGTGATGGAAAGCTCTGCCTCCGGCAGACCAAACAGATGGTGCTTCTTCTAGTTTAAGTAATCTACCTAGGTAATACTGCCAACCACAGGTTAGATAAGTTGTGAAAGCTGAATACGAAATATGTTCTGGTAATTCGTAATTATCTAATTTTATCATTGATCTCCTATCTTAAGTTAGATAGTTCTTTTACAGAGGATAGGATACTCAAGATAAAAGAACTATCTAATATTATTTAGTTATATATCTTATTGCCCTGTCGGGCAACTTGATTTAGGAAAGCCCCCCCTACCCCCCATAGAAAACACCATATTAAATATGAGTGGGTAAGGGAAGCTTAACCTGTCGGTGTAACCTTCATTGAGGTTTCGCCCCCCACCATTGCTGGTAAACCGATACTAACAGAAGGCACTGACATACTTAGGATATGGACACGCTATTTAAGAATGTAATTCAGAAACGACAAAAGACCCCCTTCCCAGTATCTCTACTAGGTTGGGGGGTTTTTGTGTCTCTAAGGGACGTTTAAAGCCCGATTAGGGGTATCTAATTAGTTACTTCCACGACCAAATTCTGTGGCTGATGGGTCTAATGCCTTAAGAAGAGGTCCTGCTACTGCTGCAACTCCTGCTGTTGCTAATGCCTTCAGGTCTGTATTACCTGCAAGGTATAGCGCAAGCACGGCAGCGAAAGCTGCACGAGCATAAGATATTACGATTGCTTTTAACTTAGTTGTATTCATTGTTTTCCTTTAAGGGCGAGCAACGCCCATTACTAGGGAGTAGGCACGTTTCTTTAGATACACACCATCTCCGTTTGATTGACTGCCCTTAGTATCCCCTGAGGTATTACCCTCATAGACCATAAGGTATTTCTTTCCATCGTTACTAGCACAGATACCAACGTGGTCAGCCTCTGCATCAGCATCAAACTGGAAGAAAACTATATCTCCTGCTTCGGCTTTGCCGACTGGAACTATCTTGCCTTTACTTGTAAACCATTTAAGTCCTGCTTGACAGGAAGCAAATCCTTTAGCAGTTTGAGCAGCTATCTTTGATGCTAGTCCTGCTTGGTCATAACACCAAGATACAAACATTGCACACCAAGGGTTGTTGTTAAGTCCATACCACTTGCCATACATACTGTCATTGTTCTTGCCTACCTCTTGGTATCCAAGTTGTGACTTTGCTATATCTACTACGCTCATTATTTTTTCCTTATCCATACTTGCCATCCCTTACGGAATATTTCTATTTCGTTCTTGTGTTTTTCTAGCCACGTATCTATTGCTGGTTTAGGGTTCTTATCTGTACCTTCTGGATGATCCCACTCATAGTCATCAAAGGCTAATATGCCACCAGATTTAAGTAGATCCCAAGACAGATCAGCATCTAAAGTAACTGATTCCGGTAGATGATCTCCATCAATATAGATAAAGTCATACTTAACCTCACGGTTAGCCTTTAACCAATCACCACTAAATGCTTTATTTGTCTGAAGTTTTTTAGCATAAGGAGCAGTCTGTTCTTTATAAGCTTCTTCTATATCATCCCAGTTATAGATTGACTCGTGAGGTAGGTTGCCACACCAAGGGTCTACATCTACAAGTAATGATGATGGGTCTGTAAGTATATTTTGTAGTAGCCAGACAGATGCGTTGCCAGTAAAGACACCTATCTGTAAGAACTTAAGGTTCTCTTTGCCTTTGAGTTCTGTTAATCCATTCTCAAAATCGTGGACAGTAGCGTTATCATAAAACCATTTAGGGAAGTTGTCTGCCTTACTCATCATTAGAGTTACGTAGTGAATAAGTAACTACCCAAGCTATTAGAGTTGCTATGATTGCATAACCAACTACAGTTTTAGCAGAGCCAGTTAATACAACCCAAGCAATAAACATACCTAGTAGGGTCCATAGTTGCTGAACCATATCTCTTAATACTCTCAAGGTTTTCTCCTTCTTAATAATTTAATGTTCTCATTGGTTGGTGCATTGGGTCCACCGCCACCAGTAGGACTAGGAGTTCTAACTGTAGGTGGGGGAGTTCTTGTAGCAGTGGCTGCGCCTACTGCATTGATGGCAGCCTGGCTAGCAATAACGGATGCAATGATTGTTTGCTCTGAAGTTGTTCTTTCTTCATCAGACATATCAACACCGATGTTTGAAATAGCAGTAAATACTTCTGCTGGATTACTAAAGATTGCTGCAATTAATTCTGCTGGACTTTCTAATAACTGTAGGGCTACTACCGTGCCAGCCTCAAGCACTACACCATTGTCTAATTGAACTGGTGTTTCAGGTGCAAGGCTTTCTAATTCAACTTCACTTGCTTGTATAACTTCTACTGCAGGTGGTTCTTCTTCTATAGCAGGTGGTTCCTCAACTGGTACTGGTGCTTCTACCACCACATTAGGAGGTTCCTCAGCCTCTACAGGTGGCTCTTCAGGCACAACTGGAGGTTCTTCTATAACAATAGGTGCTTCATCAACAACTGCTGGAGGTTCAGGTTCTATAATAGGTGGAATGTAAACAATTTCAGGAGGCT